ATTTGTTGTGGCTAGTGCATCTATTCCATATTTTGCCAAGCCGATGCAAATAAACGGCTATCAATGGGTGGATGGTGGTGTTTTGGATATTACGCCAACTGGTGTCATTGGGCAATTTGACGAGGTAGATATTTACTTGTGCGATTCACAACTAGATGGACAACAAAGATTAAGAAAGGCTGACACATGGAGTGCGATGGCGATAAATTTACTGCACGAAATGCGGAATGAAATAAGCCGTGAAGATATAGATGGGTTGGACAATGCGAACATTTACTACATGGAAAGGGCTAACTTTAATAGTGCCAATTTCAACAAGGAATTTATGGTGGATTTAATTAATAAAGGGCAGCAAAGATGATTTTAGATGCAAATCAAATAGGCAAAGATATTATAGTTTTCTTATCCGTTAGTGGTGGCGTGATGAGCAAGCTGGCCGCAGTCAACGAGGTGCTAAGCACAATGTTGATTTTGACTGGATTAATGTATACGGTAGTGCGCATTATCGGGCAAATACGCATTAATCGAGGTAGAGCATTGGACAACAAGAAAAAAGAGAATGAGTTATAAATTTGGCAAGACAAGCAAAGAGCGTTTAAATACGTGTCATGATGATTTACGATTGATAGCAAATATCGCTATTAAGCGAAGTCAGATTGATTTTGGAATAGCGGAAGGACATAGAAGTGTAGAACGCCAGTATGACCTTTACAAAGCTGGATTGAGCAAAATAGATGGAGTTAACAAGCGAGGTAAACACAACTACAAACCTTCACTAGCTTTTGATATTTATGCTTGGGTCAATGGTCGGTCTAGCTATGATCAAAGGTATATTATATTTATTGCTGGGGTTATTTTAGCGGTGGCGAAAGAATTAAAAGAGCAAGGCAGGATTCAAGCCGAGTTAAGGTGGGGTGGCAACTGGGATGGAGATGGTGAAATAATTACCGACCAAAGTTTCAACGATCTGGTTCACTTTGAAATAAAAACGTAAATTTGCATATCAAGACATTAGTGTAGTAGTACATTCTTTTTGATTCATTGTTTTAACTTTTGACTAGCCCTCGTAGAGATACGGGGGTTTCTTTTTTTAAAAAGTTTTTTACAAAATACTTGTTTGGTATTATAAAAAGTTTGTATATTTGTATCAACAAAGAAGGAAACAATGAAAACAACACAAAACATCGCAGCAACAATCGGAGCATTTAAAATAGCAATGGACAGAGCATTTGAGATGGGTTTAACTCCAGATGAGTTCACAAAAATGTTCATGACCAACAAAAACGAATTCAATACACTTGTAGAAAGCTGCAAAAAACATATGAAATAATAAACGATACACAACACAAAGCCCTAGCAGAGATGCTGGGGTTTTCTTTTTTTAAAAAGTTTTTTACAAAATACTTGTTTGGTATTATAAAAAGTTTGTATATTTGTATCAACAAAGAAAGAAACAATGACAAGTCAAGAAATCACATCAAAACTACAAGAAAAAGGATTAACAGTTGGCATTACAATTAACACTGAATTTGTGAAGGATGCTATCGAAGATGTTAAAGTGTTCGGTTATAAATATTGGGAGTCAAACACGGCGGCAGGATCAAAAATGAAAGAGTTAATCAAATCATTGACATTTTAATTAATTCAATATCAAATAATGAACGAGACACAACACAAAGAACGACTAGCAGCCCTTCACAAATGGGCTGCAATGGGGGTTAACCCTTTTGTATTCTACTGCAACTATCACAAGCTAAGTGGTGAAGAGCGCAAGCAAATACAGACAAGATTTTACAACTGGTGGAATGGGAGAATCAAAGACTTCCCGACACTAGAGAAGTTTGAATCAATGGTTGAACGATTAAAGTGGAAATAATGGAAGATATAAGCAAGCGCATACACAACTGTTGCCACGAGATTATGTCAGAACGTCAAAGGCTTACTAAAATATCTATGATGGAGTATGACGTAATCCAGAAGGTTTACAAGAATAATGCAAGCAAAAGACGTGAAGAAAAGGCTAAAACAAACGAGCGACACGCCAACTCACTTTATGAGTTTATATTAGCAACTTGCAAACGTTACGATGTGCGTAGTGAGTACATTTTTAAGATAATGCACCCAAGAGGCATTCACTGGTTAAACAGTATAAAAAAATCAATTAATAGAAAAACATACAACGAACAAAAACAATGAAAGAACTACAAAAACTAAAAGAACAATCACTTAAAATAGAGGTGATTCAACTGGAACTAAACACAAAAGAATGTGATGCAGTTTTAAGACTAAACGATTGGATTTACTGGGTAACTTTTGAAACTCAAGACTATTCAGATATTGTAGAGCAATATGATCTAAATTGCCACTACAGACAACACTACAACGAGATGGGTGAGTACACCCACGACACTCCAGAAAGTGTGCCAGTATTAGATGCAATGGCTTATGGCTTTGTATTGTGCGATGCAATTAGCAAAGGACTAGCAATGGATATAGTGGCGGCTAAAATGGTAAATCACTACTTGAAAGGAAATTGCACCGTTGAAGATGGAGAGTATATCCGAAACAAAAAAGAAGCTAATAAACACGCAAAGAACGCATTTGAGCAATTAAACGACTTAATCAAAAATCACTTTTCATTATGAATTCAGTATATCAAAAATTAGCAAAGGTCAAAGAGGAGTTAAACCCGATTAGAAAAACCGAAACAAACCCTTTTTTAAAGTCAAAGTACTTTGATATCAATAGCCTACTTGAACAAGTTGAGCCGATTATACAGAAACATGGTTTGATATTAGCTCAGCCGATTCAACAAGGTAAAGTGGTTACTTTTTTAATCGACCCAGAAACGGGTGACGATTTGGGTAGCGAGATTGAATTGCCGCAAATGCAAGACCCACAGAAACTTGGGTCGGCAATAACCTACTATCGACGTTACACATTGCAGTCATTGTTGGCACTCCAGGCACTAGATGATGATGGTGAGATAGTGCGAGAAGATTTGGAGAAGTTGCGCCAAGTGGCTTACAACTTGCTAGAAACTTCAATTTGGAATGATCGGGAGGTAATTGAGCAAGCAAGAGGTAGAATAGCATCACAAGGTTATGAGGGCTTAAATCGGGCAATTAAGGAGTTAAAAGAGAACCAACGTGAGCCAATGAGAATGGGCGCAAAGGAGATAAATGAAGCAGTAGCAGACAGACTAGCACGGGAAAAGTGATGACACCAAGCCAAAAATCAAAATCAATCATTGAGCAATACGAGAACTTTGACCCATCCAAGCATGACATTCAAGACTTGCTATTAATGAGAAAAGAACTAGCGATAACAAGATGGAAAATATCAAATTACTGTATGCAAGAAGAGCAAAGGTTTAAGACAATATACCAGCAGCGGAAAGTATTTGAAGCAACGACAAAGTTAGAAACGGAAGGGACAACTCAGCACCGTGAATCAACGGCAATAAAGGAAGCCGAAGAAATGCGTATAATAGAGGCGCAACATGATGGCAATGCTCGTGGGGCTAAGATAGTATTGGATGGGATAGATAAAGTTTTAGACTCAATGGCAAGTATGATTAACTCAATGAATAGAATTTAAAACAATGAAACGAACAAAACTATACGAACTATCAAGTCAAGGATTTGATAGGTTCTTAGAGATTCATGCCGAATGGGCAAATACCAACTGGTACCAGTTCAAAAAAAGATTTAAACTATGGAAAGAAGTACAAAAGCTAAAATAAACCCTTACATGATACCAGGATTAAACCTACACAAAATCAAAACACAACTGGATCTAGCCGAAATAATGGACGTTACAATAGGTTCATCAATTTCTGAGATAACTGAGGTAGTTCTACGTGTATTCAATGTAGCACGAGATACCCAATACACTATGGAAGTCGTTAAAAGCAAAAACCGTAAACGTGAACTTGTGGAGATACGACAATGTGCAATGTACTATGCTACTTTAATTACTTCAAAGTCATTAAAGGAGATTGGGATGTTTTTTAATGGTCGAGATCACTCTACGGTAATTCACGGGAGGCAAACGTGGGAGATATTAATATCCAGCCCGTTTAATCGTGAGTTGGTACAGATTGACAATAAGATTAGAGATATTTACGGGATAACAAAATAAACTAATGGAATACAAAGAGTTTTTAGAATCAAAGAAGCACACGATAGGTAATTTTGGGTTTGATCCAGTTTGGTATCCAGATATTGCTTTTGACTTCCAACAACACATAATCGAAAGAGCAGTAAAAAAGGGGCGTATGGCGGTGTTTGCTGATACTGGTTTGGGTAAAACATTAATTCAGTTGTCAATAGCGCAGAACATTGTATTAAAAACGAATAGAAAAGTATTGGTACTAACACCTTTGGCGGTAGCTTTTCAGTTTATTGACGAAGCGCACAAAATTGGTATTGATGACATTGAATATTCAAAGGATGGATTACACACAAAGAAAATAGTAGTTTGCAATTATGAACGGCTACACTACTTTGATAAAAATGACTTTGAATGTGTTATACTGGATGAATCTTCAATACTTAAAAACTTTGACGGCAAAATTAAATCTCAGATAACAAGTTTTGTTAAAAAGATACCTTATAGGTTTTTGAGTACTGCAACACCTAGCCCCAATGATTTTATAGAATTAGGGACAAGTAGCGAAGCGTTAGGATACATGGGTTACATGGATATGCTTACCAAGTTCTTTAAGAACAACCAAAACACAAGCGACTCAAACGCTAGGAATATTGGAGAAAAATACTACCTAAAACCTCATGCCGAAAATGATTTTTTTGCATGGGTTAATCAATGGGCTATAATGGTTAAGATGCCTAGTGATATTGGTTTTTCAGATGACCGTTACCAGTTGCCAGAATTGATATTAAATAGACACGTTGTAAAGAATCAATCATTAATTGATGTCAATGGTCAAGTCCAGCTACTTACACCGATTGCCAAGAGTATGACAGAAGTAAAACATGAGCAACGTCAGACTATTGATAGCAGATGCAATCTGGCTTATGAATTAGCAAGAGATAAAACGTCTGTATATTGGGTTAATTTTAATGATGAAAGTAGCTTAATAAATGAATTAGACAAAGAAGCGGTTGAGATACGTGGCTCTATGTCTATTGATAAAAAAGAGGACATACTAATTGACTTCGCAAAGGGGAATATAAAACGATTGATAACCAAAGCCAAAATGACTGGTATGGGGCTAAACTGGCAACATTGTAATCATTCGGTATTTTTCCCAACATGGTCATACGAGCAATACTACCAAGCTATAAGACGTTTTTGGAGGTTTGGGCAAAAGAATGATGTCAATATTGATATTGTAATATCTGATGGACAAAAAAGAGTATTAGAAGCCCTACAACAAAAAACAGAAAAAGCAAAACAGTTATACGAAAACCTAACAAAGAACGTAAACCGAAACTACCAAGAGCAAAACAAAGAATTTAACAAAGAAATTTTAAAACCATCATTTTTATGAAAGTAAAAGATCAAGTACACACAGAAAACTACAGTATCTACAATGGGGACTGTATGGACGTAGTAAGCGAACTACCAGACAACTCTATTGACCTATCAATTTATTCTCCACCATTCGCAGGACTATACAATTATAGTTCAGACCATAGGGATATGAGCAACTGCGAAAACAAAGAACAGTTTTTAATTCAATACGATTTTTTGGTAAAAGAATTGTCTAGACTTACGAAACCAGGTAGAATAAACGCAGTACATTGTACAGACGTATTTGACAATACGTGTAGATTGTGGGACTTCCCACATGAGATAATTAAAATACACGAGAAATATGGTTTTGAATATCGAAACAGAATAACAATCTGGAAAGAGCCATTAAAAGTCAGAATGAGGACAATGGTTCAAAGTTTGATGCATAAGTTTATTGTTGAGGATTCTACTAAATGTTTTACGGCTATGCCCGATTATGTTTTGGTTTTTACTAGAAAAGGTGAAAACGAAGTACCAGTAAGACACGACTACGGGTTAAAACACTATGCAGGTGCAACTCCGATATTACCAAACATTTTGAATGCTTGGAATAATGCCAACAACACAAACTACAACGAGACTCAGTTATGGGATTACCTAAACCAAGAATACAAAGATCACAAAGACCCAAAAAGCAATAAATTGAGTCACTACATTTGGCAACGTTACGCTAGTAGTGTTTGGGATGACATTAGAATAGATGAGGTTTTAAAATACAAAGACAGTAAAGACCCAGACGATGAAAAGCACGTACATCCATTACAACTAGATGTAATTGACCGTTTAGTTGAGTTGTATTCTAATCCTGGTGAAAATGTTTTTACTCCTTTTATGGGTGTGGGTTCAGAAGTTTATAGCCCAGTTTCATTAGGTAGAAAAGGAATAGGTGTTGAACTAAAAGATAGCTACTTTAAACAAGCTATTGAGAACCTAAAAGATGTGAAGTTTAGAAACAACTACGCAAAGCAAGAAACTCTATTTTAAATGAAACCCAAAGAGAAAAGCTGCAAAGTTTGTTTAAAGCCGTTTAAGCCGTTTAAAAGTACTGCCTTAGTGTGTTCGTACCAATGCGCTATAAAGTACGCCAAACGCAAAGAAAAGGCTAAAAAACAGAAAGTACGGGACAATGTTGTTAAGTACTCCAAGTTAATGGCGGAAGCAAAAGCAGCTTTTCAAAAGTGGGTAAGGAAAAGAGACGAGGGGAAACCCTGCATTTCCTGCGGTAAGTTAACGGCAGAACAATGGGATGGCGGACATTACAGAAAGGCAGAAATATATCGAGGTTTGATCTTTCATGAATGGAACGTACACAAGCAATGCAGTTACTGCAATAGATATTTGCACGGTGCTGAGGTTGAATATCGCAAAGGGTTGATTGAGCGAATAGGACTTGCAAAGGTTGAATTACTAGAACAAGAAGCCAACCAGACACGGCAAAGGAAATGGAGCAGGGAAGAATTAGTTGAGATTCGTGATGAATATAGACAGAGGTTAAAATTAATGAAATGAATATAGGGTATTTGGATGCTAGGCTTATAGATGGGAGCATGACATACTTAATTAACGGAATTGGTGACGATTTTCTATTTATTGATTCTCTAAGAAAAAAAGAGGGTAAAGCTTTAGGATTTATACCAAAGTCAGTCTATGAAAGCATACTAGAAAAAAAAACGGTAGCAAATAGAGATCGTTGGAAATATAGCCAAATAGTAATAACAGTAGATAATAACGAAAAAACTGGGTTTTGCTACTTTACTTATGCAAACCAAGATGTACACATACAACAGATAGTAATACAAAATGATGCCAGGAGATATCATAGAGCATTAATGATGTTAGACTATGTTGAAAGTGTTGCAAAAAAACTAGGCAAAACTGCCATTGCTGCTAGAGTTGCAATAGATTTAGAAAGCAATTTATTTTGGTCTGGTTGTGGTTATGAAATAAAATCAACAACAACAAGCACATGGCTAAATCAAAAAGAAAGCAAATCAAAAAGGCAGTTACATTATTATGTAAAATACATTAATTCAATATTTAACAATGACAATAAAAGAGACAACACAATTGCTACTAACCAAGCACCCAGACACACGGGATGACTTTTCTAAATTTCTACGGGGTGTACTATTCTATCAAGTACCGTATTTAACCAAAGAAGATCGTATCTTGATCACAAAACACTTCAAGACGTTAGAAAGTGCCAACAGACAATGGCGCAAGGTTCAGCAGGACAATCCAGAGTTAAGAGGTAAGACCTGGAATGAAAGACAGACAGTAAAAACGAAGGCAAAGCGTAAGGAGTTAGGGTATTTAAATTAACCTTTTCACTAGCAACTAAATAACGCTAGATGTTATTGGTATATTTGTAATTGACAAACTAGTATAAAATTGATTTACATTTTTAAGAATACAGAACCTGCGGGGGTTCTATTTTGCCGACTCAGGCAGCTAGTTTGTCAGCCCCCGTATAGGTTCTTAATTGACAAACTATTATGAATAATAAATACACATTAGAGGTTGTAAAGGAGATTCAGCGATTAATATTTGATGCCAAAAGTATTGGCGATAATCTTGATAATTACTTAGTTGATTCAAAGGATACTAAAGCCCTGTCTCAAATAAGGGAAATAGATCGCAAACATAAAAGAGCATGGGTTTTGTTAAGCGACATTGAGTGGACATTGGAAGAAGAATTGCGCAAAGTAGATTTTTAACAATGAACCATTACGAATTGAGTAGGGGGTTTTGGGACTGGTCTTTCGAGAACCCTGAGAAGGTTAAACCCATTCATTCTGCATTGTATTTTTTCACAATAGAGCATTGTAATAGGTTGGGTTGGAAAGAGAAGTTTGGACTTCCGACAACAATGGCTAAAGAGGCTATTGGCGTTAGGTCTTACAATACTTACATAAATGCTTTGACCGATTTGGTTGATTGGGGTTTTTTGATTCTAATTGAAAAAAGCAAAAATCAGTATAGCTCTAACATAGTTGCACTATCAAAATTTAACAAAGCACTTGATAAAGCACTTGATAAAGCATTAATAAAGCATAGTGCAAAGCAAAGTGAAAGCACACATCAAAGCATTGATAGTATAAATAAACAAGATAACAATATAACAATAAACAAGAATAGACTAACGGAAGTGTCAACTTCCGATATCCCTAAAGGTCATATTGAATATTTTGAATTAGCTAAATGGTGTCATAAGAAATTTAGAGAAGTGGTAAAAACTGCTAATGGCAGTACTAAGACTATTGACAATGCTAAGTACAAGACTTGGGTTGATCCAATTAGACTAATGATGGAATCTGATAAAGTTACAAGAGGTCAAATAGCAGAAGTAGTTTGTTTTGTTGTTGAAAGTTCTTTTTGGAAAGGTAATATTCAAAGTACATCTAAACTAAGAGATAAGTTTAATACATTGATTGTACAAGCATCTGAGCAAAAGAATAATCCTCAAAAAAACAAGCCAAAACAAACTGTTTGGATTCCACCTAAACTAAAAGAACTGTAATGGAAATTTACAAGATAGAAAATAGCATTATCGGATCATGTTTGTTAGAACGTGGTGTATTCACTCAAGTTAGACACTTGGTAAAAGCTGATGAGTTCCAGGATTATCGAAACGAAGGCATCTGGGCTGCAATGAATGAGTTATACTTAAAGAGCCAACCAATAGACTTTTTAACCGTATGCGAGAAGATAGGAGCCAACAAGGAACTAACTATTCACATGGCGAAGTGTTGTGATGGTGTAGCCAGTACGGTAAACGTCGAATACTATTGTCAGATACTAATTGACAACATAAACCACCAAGAACAAGTAGATGCAAGCCGTGAAGCTGCGGAGAATCCAGATGTATTAAAGACAGAAGAATGGCGAGAAAAAGAAGCTAAGCGGCAAATCAAAGCACATGAACGAATAATTCGATTTAAGAAAGCGGATGATATAAACACTCAATTAAGCGACACGTTAAAAGCTATTGAAGCGGCTAGTAAGCTGGAAGGGTTAAGCGGAATACCTACTGGATCTGAACGACTAGATGAAATGATGGGCGGTTGGCAAAAGGGTTATTACATAATAGCTGGTAGACCAAGTATGGGTAAAACTGCACGAATGCTAGATTTTTTGTATCACGCTGCAAGTAGTGGCAAATCAATTTATGTTGCATCACTTGAAATGTCGGTAGAACAATTAACCGTTAGACTATTAAGCCGCATGACTTCAATAAACTCAAACCACATGAGGACTAGGGAAGCCAAAAATATTGACATGGTGAAGGTTCAAGGTGCTGCGAGTGTTATTGGTGATTGGAAGATAACAATAGATGACCGACCAAGAATGAGTATGGACACCATAACGGCAGGCATAAAAGAACATGAACGGAAGTTTAAAGGGGTGGACATGATATTGATTGACTACTTGGGATTGATAGCAAGCGAATACAGAACTGGAAGGAATAAAACAGATGAAGTAACGGAGATAAGTGCAAGGTGTCAAGGATTAGTGAAAGAGTTTGATTGTTCAGTTTTAGTATTAAGCCAGTTAAATAGAGGTGTGGAAGCTAGAGGTGATAAAAGACCATTGTCAAGCGATTTGAGAGACTCTGGAGCAATAGAGCAAGATGCGGATATGTTGATGATGATTTACCGACCTTCATTTTATTACAATGAAAGTTTTGATGATCCAGACTATAAGGAAATGAACCCAGACGATTACAAGAAGTTGAGCGAATTGATTATTCGCAAGAATCGGAACGGTGAGATAGGTGTAGTAAAGGAGTATGTTGACTTATCAAAGGGTGCTTATACTTCGAGTTCTGATGTAAATTGGAATGATATAAAACCATTACCAGAAGATAATATTGAATTTTAGTAGCAATTAATACTATTTTTTGTATTTTTGAAGGTGCAATTCTTACAATCACGATATTTAAGTACATTGTCAGGCGGGGCTAATTCTCTAAAAGGGTTGCACAAAAGCCCCGTTGTGACTTTAAATAAAAACTAATGGCAGCAATACAATCCCATTTGGAAGCTAAACGTTTGGTAGACAAGTATGGCAAAGAAGCCGCAATAGGAATAGCCAGACAACGGTCACTTCATGCGTTAGACATGGCAAATGACATGACAAGCAAAGAACGTGCAGCATATTGGAAGTCTGAGTTTAGTTTTTGGAATGAAGTTAAAGAATCAATAGAATCAGTATGATTAACAAAATTCACATAGTAGGCAACTTAGGGAAAGACCCAGAGTGCAGAACATTGCCAAACGGTGGTGTAGTTGCTAAATTTAGCGTAGCCACTACAAAAGGATGGACTAACAAGCAAACTGGCGAAAAGGGTAAAACGACAACCTGGCACACTTGCGAGTGTTGGGATAATCTCGCAAAGGTAGCTGAAAAGTATTTGAAGAAAGGTAGCCTAGTGTACATAAGTGGTGAGCAGTTGTATGATGAATACACGGCAGACGATGGGAGTAAAAAAAGTTTCCCTAAAATCAAAGCTTTTGAAATCAAGATGCTAGGCAGTAAACCAGAAAGTAACGCATTCACATTTTAGCCATGTTCTTAATAGGTCAACTAGTAACATACGCACTCTTTATTGCTTGCTTTGCTTATATCTGCAAGTTGGCTTATGAGTTGGTGGAATGGTTATTTAATAGGTGAAAAAGCACATATTTGTATCATTAATAAAACATTATGGCAAATCGCAAATATCCAAAAGAGGTGGAAGAATACATCAAGACACGGCTAGAGTCCATTGATAACGTCATGGCTTTATCTCGTGAGGTTAAATTAAACTTCGGGTTGGATAATTCTGTCGAGTCAATACGATATAAGATTAAAACAATACAAGATGAACTAAAAGTTGAGCGGCACAAGAAGGGTTACAAAAGATTGTTCTTTGATATTGAAACAAGTTACTTACTTTGTAGATTGTGGAGAGTTGGAAAAGTTAACTGGGTTAGTCACGATCAGATAGTTCAGGATAAGAAAATTATTTGCATAAGCTACAAGTGGGAAGGTGAAAACAAAATACATACCTTAATCTGGGATAAACGACAGAACGACAAAAAGCTGATCAAAGAGTTTATAAAGGTACTAGGTCAAGCAGATGAAATTATAGCCCACAATGGTGATAGATTTGACATAAAGGAAATTAGAACCAGGGCAATTAAAGAGGGATTGTTGATGTTTCCTCGATACAGAACACTAGACACATTGAAGAAGTCAAGAAAGTACTTTAACTTCCATAGTAACAAATTAGATTATCTAGGGGAGTATTTAGAAGTAGGAAGAAAGCAAGAGCATGATGGTTTCCAATTATGGATAGATGTAGTAGAGGGAAAGAACAAAGAAAGACTAGAAGAAATGGTTAGCTATTGTGAGCAGGATGTTATATTGTTGGAAGATGTGTTTAGCGTATTGAGTCCTTACATAGATCACAACACAAACTTCGCAATAGTATCAGGTGGAGAGAAGTATCATTGTCCTAATTGCGCAAGTAAGAATACAAAACTAAGCCACACGGACACAACACCAATGGGGTATATCAAGCGTAACATGAAGTGCATAGATTGCAGAAAGCAATTTGTCATAAGCAATAAGAGTTACGTGAACTATCTAAAAGACCAATATAAGTCTAGTAAATAATTTAAAGTAAGATAATGAATGCAAAACACCAAGCAGAACAATTAAGAAACAAGCACGGAATAAGCCGAGCCATAAACATGGTGCAACGGTATCAGGAGTTTTGGAAAGAGGTAGAACGTGAGATAAAGAAAATAGAAGTATGACACACGAACAATCAATAAAGAAAGCAGAAGAGCAAATGCAAGCCAAGTTTGAGCATTACTTAATCATGGCTTGGGATGAATTAGAACAGTTTGAGTTCACAGTAACCGAGATGAGCGCACAACATTTGTTTTCTGTAGTCCACCACTTAGCTGACCAATTAGCAGAAGCCATGAGCATAAGCAGTAAGCAAGCATTGCTAATAATATACAATAACGTAGAAGCTGGCATAGATAAGCTAGATGATAAAAGCAATTTGAACTAACATGACAACAAAGCAATACATTCTCAAAAGGATAGAGGAAAGGTGGCTTAGTAAATAGGCATTAATACAAGCGATTTAAGACACTTTAACTATTGAGTGGGTACGTGATACCAAAAGAAAAAGAAAAGGGCAAGGGGGTACTTAAAAACATCTGAAAGAACACCCTATGAAACCAAGCCG